CTTCAAAAAGAAGAATTTCTTTAATGTCAAAAAAACTCTTCTTTTTCTGAAAATCTACAATGTTTTTGACGGATAAATCTGCCCTATCAAAGTCTCTTATTAATCTTATTAATTTTTTAAACACAATTTTGATATTTCTTCGTACAAGTTCATTAAATCATGTTCCGCAAGTTTCATTTGCAATGCTTTCTTTTCAAAACTTGTTTTGTTCACAAAATCTTTTATAATTCCTTTTAGTCGAATATCAGAATAGTTCAATGATAAATCTATTAGTACTTTGTTTTTTTCGTAAATATCTTTACTATTTATAATTACAGTTTCACGATATGTCAATTTGTCTTTTATTTTCAAATTTTTTACAATGTTCTGATAATCTCCATATAAGGAAATCATTTTAATTGCAGTTTTAGGGCCAATATCAGGAATACCACTAATATTATCTCCTATATCCCCAATCATACATTTGTAATCTAAAAAATATTCTGATTTAATTTCTGTAACATTTTTAAAATTATCAACAGTAATTGTAATGTTTTTCAATGGATCATATATTTTAATATTTTTGTTCACTAATTGATAAAAATCCTGATCTGTAGATGTAATAATTACTTCATAACGAGGTTTAAGCATCTGAGCAATTGTAGCTATATAATCATCAGCTTCAAATCCATGTCCTTCAAGAACTGTACATCCGGACAATTTCATCAACTCTATAAATTGTAAATAAATACAATTAAATTCTTCATGTTCTTCATCAGTTAAACGGGATTTATTTTTAAGACGATTTGCTTTATATTCTGGAAAAAATTTAAGTTTACGTTCAGATTTACAAGTATCGAACGCAAATATAATTCTGGAATCTTTGTAAAATGATTTTAGAGAAATTGTTTTATTAAGAATAAACTCTAAATAATTTTTATTATTTTTAGCTTTACAAACCCAATAGTTTCTGTGATATAAATTAGTTCCATCACTAATTAAAATTCGGTTCATTTACAATTTCTCCAATAGTTCGAGGGAGACAGGAAATCCTGTCTCCCTCTTTTTTTTGGTTATTTACACTTTGGCAACGATAGTTGCCTTAATTTTAGAGGCTCGGCGTGCAGCTCTGGCGGCGGCCATTTTTGTTTTTGTTTCAGGACTCATAAGCCTTCGATGAGTCGGCAATGCCTTCTTAATGTCCTGAATTTCCATCCTCATCTGTTTTGCAATTTTAACCATGTTCAAAAGAGCTTTGCGAGATATAGCTCCGCTTTTCTTTTTCCCATTTGCGAATTCGTAAACTTCCCCTTTAGTAGTATTCAAGTTATTTTGCAACGAAATCAACTCAGCTTCAAATTTACTTCCAGACATTTTAAAACTCCTTTTATATACAAGATGATATGGATACTATAATCGTTATTTTTCAAAAAGTCAACCCACTACAACAATTTCTTTTGAGGGAGCAATAATTCCACTTTTAACATTGGCAAGCTGAGAAATAATTTCTACTAATTCATCATAGTCTTTAGTTCCCCTTACAAGCTGTCTTATCTCCATAATACATTCAACTGTTACAACAAAAAATCCTTCCAATTCATTACCAAGAATTTCAGTGGAAACCTGCTTACTATGAGGATCTTGGATTCTTCTGGAAACAATTTTTATAGTACCAGGTTCAAAAGTTATATACTTTTTTATTTCTATATCTGCAAGAATTTTAGAAACAGAATTAGTAACATAACTAACGACCTGCCCCTGTATTATAGAAAGAACTATTTTGTAAAGAAAAGGAACATTCCCATTTTGAATTATATCATTCAATTTCATGTTTATTCTCCTTCTGTTTTATCGTTCCGTAATCTAATAAATATTGGATGTCGTAATGACTCTTCGTTTTTTGTTTTTTGCATGTATTTTATTTCTGCTATTGTTCCAATAATTTCCTTTCGTTGTTTCCACAATTCTATGCGTTCAATATCACTAAAACCACTTCCACAATTAACCTTATTTCCATTTTTCAATTCTAAAATTAGAGCACCAAGTTGACCTTCATATTTTGTTCCGGTTTCTCCTTCCTGAAAATCTATAATTTTTAAATCGACAGTTTCTTCACCTTTAAATTTCATCCAGTTTTTTGATCTTTTAAATTCATAATATGATTTAGGATGTTTAATAATAATCCCCTCTGCACCAGAATCAATAAATTTTTTTGCTAGTTTACAAATTAAATTATAATCTGTTTTGATTTTATAATAAGGAATTAGTCGAATAAAATCACTATTTTGTGTCAAAAGTTGAAGTTTTTTAATTCTATCTTCAAGAGGCATATTGGGAATAATAATATCAAATAATGCTAATTTACAAGTATTTCTACAAATAATACTTGTTTGTTTGATTTCTTTTCTATTAACGATAGTCATCAAATTTTGAAAATCAGTTGAATATATTTCTCCATCAAATGATGAATTTTCTATAAATGCCGTGTTCTTACTAAGCATTTTAAGTAAATCTTTTTTAATATTTTCAATAAGAAAATCCGTTAATCTCTTTCCATCTCTTGAATATGCTTCTGTTCTAATCTCTTCCCCAACTTTATGTTCAGTTTCCCAAATAGACCTAATACCATCAATTTTAAGATTAACATAACACCAATCAATATCCCCAAAATAATTATAAAAGTCTTCTTTCGTTTGTTTTTTCGCAAGCATCAATTTAAATTCTTTAATAAGTCCAGGAATTGCTTTATTTATGTTCTTAACACTAATTCCAATTCCTAAATCTTTATCAATAGAACGGGAAATATATTCGATTGTTGATTTTGTTTTCCCCTGCAAATAATTACAAATAATTTTAATTTTTTCATTCCTACCAGAAGCATTCATTATTAATTTATATATTGCTGTAGGAAATGTATTGTTTGTTCCTTGATGAATAATATTTGGCAACATTTTGCTAGTTACCCCGTACATCAAATCTGGGTTGTATGTTGCTATTAAAATTTCTCTAAGTTCTTCAGAATTATTATCTTTTAAAATTTTAATTTTTTCATTTGTAACAGAAGTTTTTTTAATAAGTTTAAATACTTCAACTGCATTAAGCATATTTTTTCCTACTTTCTGACCATTTATCAAACATTAAATTTATATCATCAATTCCGTATACAACTTTATCAGATAAATAAAACTTATTATTATTATTAAAAAAAGTTGCAAATTCTATCATCTGATCTATTGTGAGCTTTCTTCTTTTCATTTCTGTTAAAAAATACTTTAAATATATACTTTGAAAAAATCCATATTGTTCCATGGATATTTCAACATACGCTTTTAAACTATTTTTAACTGCTTTCTGAATTTTCAATAAATGAATAAAACTAGTTATTTTCCCATTCTCCAAAAGTTCATAAAAACAACCAATTGCAAAGTCAAAAATCCAAGATGTTAATGCTACAACAGATATTTTATTCCTATATAAAAAACAATACAACTGATTTAATTTCTTAACAAACAACCCCGGTATTACAATAACTCTAAGTGTTGATCCTCCAGTATTAAAAAACTTTGTCAAAATTTCTTTAATATACCCTAAAGTAATATTTTTACTTGGATCCAAGTACATTTGTTGTATCTATCTCTTCATTAGGATCTAAAACAAATTCATACGCCTTATCGGCCTTTTTAATCAATTCTCGAATATGAGTAACAATAATAAATTGAAGTTTAAATTCCTTTGAAACTTTTTTTAACCATTCAATTGCTGGTTCAATTCTCAAAAAATCCAAATTCTTGAAAGGTTCATCAAGAATAATTGTCTGTCTCAAATTACTCACAAATAACCGGGTAAATGATATGCGAAGGGCTAATGTGATTATATCTAAAACTCCACCTCCCTTTGCATTAGTCAATTCGGTTAATATCCCTCCAGTTTCAATATATAGGTCATACTGCAACCCCTTTTTGGTTTTGTTCGGAATAAGTTTGAAATTCAAATTTTTCCCTATAAATACACATTTCAATGCTGAATTTACAAGAGTTTCGATTTTCTCTTTAATGATACTTCTGGAATACTCTGAAAAAGAAATTAAAAAATTTCTTACTTCATTTTTAATTTTTACAGAAGTAGAAAGATTTGAAACTTTTAAATTACTTGCTTCTATATCTTTTTGAATAACTTCTATTTTTAATTTTAATTTATCAAATTCAAGCATTAATAATCCCTTCTAGTTTTTCAATATAATCTTTTAGAGTCTTAAAAATACTCTCAGATTTTTCTTCCTGTTCTTTTATCTTCTGTTCTCTTTTGATAATCTCTTCAGAAATTTGTTCTTCTGTGATATTAAAATCTTTTTTCAATTGAGCAACTAAAGTTTCCCGTTGTCCTTGTGCTTTTGTAATTTTACTTTCAATCTCTTGTTTCTTTTTAAGAAGATCGCCAATTTGTATGTTTGTAATCATTGTTCTTTCTCCATAACTCGATAATTTATTTTCATATTTTTCGAATCCTTTCTAAACTCATATTCAAAATCTCTTCCTTTACAGAAGTATTCTTTGCGAACAATTTAATAAAATCTTCAAGTGA